AAGCCTTCTAAGCCTGCCAAGCCTTCTAAGCCTTCTAAGCCTGCCAAGCCTGCTAAACCTAAACGCCACTAAGCTATTATCCATAAGGAGTCCTCATGTCGGATAATGACCACTTCTCAGTTAAAGAGTATATTCAAGGAATGGATGATCGCGTTACTAGACGTCTAGAAGAGTTGCTCGACCAAACCAAAAAAACGAACGGAAGGGTTCAAGAGTTAGAACGATGGAAGGCGTACCTAACAGGTGGGTTGGCTCTCGTCTTTGTTTTGGGTCTGCCTAATATCATACGGATCTTTTCATGAAAAATAGAACGTTTCATACATGCACGTTAACCTTGCTGTGGGTTTTGGTTGTGCTGGGGACTGTCACCTCAGTAACGCCTTTCATTCCGTTGAGTTGGGTGGTTCACTATAAGTCGATTGAGTATTCGGACGTCTGCGTTGGTGAGAGTCGACAGGTCGTAACAGCTAGGCGTGACGTGCCGTTTGCGTTATCTGCGACCAGCACTGGAGAGGTTCACAACATTACTGACGGCATACGGCTGGAGACAACGATCAAGCGGAAGACCGACTTCGTTTATCAAAAATCTGACAGCGAAATTAATTACACAATACTTTGGGATAGTCCATTCATCGTTGCTGGGGAATACGAAGCGATACAATTCATTGATGTTCACTTTAGTTGGTTTAATATTTCTGGCGAGGCACCTCGCGGGGTATTTTCTGTAATTGAGTGCCAGTAAATTAAATGCAACTGCTAATGTTTGGTGTTGTTAGTATATTCCTTATTTCACTAGAGAGTAATGAAGTGTCAATAAATAGATTAGCAAATGAAATAGCGTTTGATGAGGGATTTTCGGAGACCCCTTATCAAGACACAGTAGGTGTATGGACAGTGGGGTACGGATGGAACTTGGAAGCAAGACCTATATCAAAAGCTATGGCAAGACGGCATATGCTTGAGATAATCAAAGAAGGTATGGAATACCTAGAACGGTTTCCATTTTGGGATAAAGCTAACGGTGCTCGTAAACACGCCTTTGTAAATATGTACTATAACTTAGGTAGGGGTGGCTTCAATAGCTTTAAGAAGATGATCGCAGCAGCAAACGATGGTGACTGGAATAAAGCAGCTAGAGAGGCTGTTGATTCAAAGTGGTATGTTCAAGTAAGAAACAGAGGCCCAAGAGTTACAGAAGCCATCAGAACAGGTAAGCACAGAGAGATATTATGAAGTATAAAATATTATGGATAAGCATTATCGCATCAGCATTGTCTGGGTGCGCGGTTACTTATAAGGGTGTAGCTGTATACTTAGATCAGAACACTAAGACAACATCTGAAGATGGTTCGACTGCATCAGTTGCAGTAGCAGCAGACAAGGCTAGAGTACCTCTGCATCAGCAGGGTTCAGACGTAGCAGTACCGCTACTAAAAGAGATTGGTAGCATCTACTCTGACCAGCTAGACGCTGCGCTCAAAGCACTGAAGCAATGTCGCAAGTTACTTGAAGGCGGATATGATTTTAATTGTGACAAGATCACAATGCCTGAAAGACCTGCGCTACCTATAGAGCCTACGGATCCTGTTGTACCTCCAGTAATATTACCTCCGGTAATTGATCCAGACCCACCGGAGGCTTTACCTATTACTGAGTCATGGTCAGGAGGTAATCTTTGGAAGCCTGTGGCGGACAGCAGGGGTGGTGTACCAGCTATTCTCACTAAAGCAAGCATCCCGCAGGGTGCGTTTAGCTTACATAAAACTGATGGCACTGAGATACCTACTAACGTAGAGTATAGAGGAAGGACTAACGGTGACAGGGAAACTTACTTTATTCTTAATCTTAAAGCAAACAAAATACCTAACAACTCTATTGTTAAGATAGACAATAGAACTTGGTTAGTTCCAGACCCAAACCAGCGTTATGAGTAGTGTAAAAATATTACAATTTCAAGGCGTGTCTTTAATCAGCAGGTTGATTAGATTTCAGACACGTTCTAAATATTCACATACGGCTCTGCTAACTTCTGATAATACAGTAATTGAAGCGTGGCACAAAGGTGGTGTCCAAGAAGTTGCTAGTATATCAACACTACATACTCCCGGAACTAAAGTTGATGTATTTGAATTCACTTGGAAAGTAGATAAAGAATTAATAGAAGAGTTTGCTAGGAAGCAAGTAGGTTGTAAGTATGACTTTCTTGCTATACTTAGATTCCTTAGTCGGAGACCATATACTGAAAATGATCGATGGTTCTGTTCTGAATTGATAGCTAGCGCAACTGAATATGCTGGCTACCCTTTGATTAGATTACCATCATACGAGGTATCACCAAGAGATATTGCAGGTAGTGCGAAACTGCGCTACGTTGAAACAATCGTTACTGAGTGATTAGTAATAAAACAAAGAGGAATACTACATGGCATTAAGTGGCTCCTACGACTTCTCTCAACACAGAGATTCGATGATAAAGGATGCGCTAGTTTCTGCTGGAGTTATCTCAGATGATGAGACACCTACAGGTGAGATGAATGCTTCTGCCAACAGGTTATTCAATAGAATGTTGAAGGCTTGGGCTGTGCATGGTTTACAACTATGGCAACATAAAGATTCAATACTATTCTTAGAGGATGGAAAAACAAGTTACGATCTACACCTTACAGGTGATAGGTGGATTATAAAAGATGATGCAGTAGAGACTAAAGTTAATGGTGCATTAGTAGCTACTGACACAGTTGTTACATTAGATACTACTACAGGCATGACTGCCGCAGATGTAATAGGTATTGAGACAGCAAGTAACACCATGCATTGGGATACTATTGCTAGTGTAGATACTGCTACTACGTTAACTTTAACTACAGGGTTAGCAGCTGCTGCTGCGGATAATGCCTACTGTGTAGCTTATACAACTAAAGCACCCTACCCTAACAGGATAACAGATGTCTACTTAGTACGTTATGCAGAGGATGGCTCTCACCAACCTATTGAGATTATATCTAGGGAAGAGTATTACAGGTACAATAACAAAACGTTTGAAGGGGTTCCTAACACAGTTTACTTTATGCCTGAGCGCACCCAAGGTAAGCTACGTATATGGGGTACACCTGATGCAGATAATCATAGGTTAGTTATATCAGCACAGTTTCCTGTTGATGATCTTGATTTACCTACGTCTGCTATTGGCTTCCCGCCATACTGGATGGATGCTATACACGCTAACTTAACTTATAGGTTATACCTAGATTATGGTAGAGCTAGGGGTACGGATAGGTACGGTGTTGAACCTAGGTTAATAGAAAAGAGAGCAGACAAAACGTTGCAAGAAGCTAAAGACTTTGACACAGAATTTACAGAACTACAATTTGAACCAGAGGTGTACTTGTGGCACGGACAATAAACTTACCTTATCAACCTGCATGGAATGATAGTAACGAGATACTAGCCAATGGGCGTATTAAGTTATATGAAGTTGGCGGTGCGGTAACACCTAAAGTAGCGTACTTAGACGCAGCAGAGACTACATCTGCTGGAAGCACTATTGACTTAGACTCTTCAGGAAGACCTGAGAATGGGCCTCTATATTTTAAGGGTCTATACTTTGTGTTGATTGAAAAGAATACAGATGGAACGTACTCTACTCAGGATACTATAGATCACTTTGGTTCAGAGGAAGGTACTACTGTAGTATCTACAGGTAGTAACGCTCCGTTAAATGGTTCGTTTGAAGCAGACAGTGATTCAGATGGAGTACCTGACTATTGGAATGAAACAGATTCTGGTACTGTCATATCTCTTGAATCAAGTGGTGCACATCACGGTAGTACTTACCTTAAGTTTACAGGGACAAGTGGTTCAGCTGATTCATTAATCACTGACTACTACCCTATCACAGAAGATAAACGACTAGCAGTATCGTTTGCACTTAAAGCTAGTAATGCTGCTGCTGAACCTAAAGTTCAGATACTGTGGGCTGATGAAGCACAGGCAGCTGTTAGTACTACTACTATATATAACGGTGATGATGCCGCTACACCGACTGATTGGACTGCGTTCACTAATTTAACTTCTGATGCTCCAGCTACAGCAGCATTCTACAGAATTAACTTAATAGGTAACGCAAGCGGTTCAGCTTATGATGTATGTTTCGATAACATCACTGCAACTGAATTGTATGATGTGTTATTTCCAGCACCCTACAAACCTGTAGGTTTAATTATAAGTAACAACGCAACAGATGCTGAACATGATTTAGATATAAGTGCAGGTGCTGTTAAGAACCATGACTATACGCATGACTTAATACTTGCAACTGGTATTACTAAAGCTTTTGATGCGCCTTGGGCGTATGGTACAAACAATGGTGGAGATGATGGCACAGGTTTACAAGTAAGTACACAGTACTACATCTATTTAATACATGAGACATCTACCAATAGAACAGATGTTATAGGTAGTGCTAGTGCAGCTAGTCCTACGCTACCTACAGGCTGGGATAAGTATAGGCGAATAGGTTATTGGATGACAGAAGCATCTAGTAATATGGATAGTGGGTTTCAGCTTGGAAATAAATTTCAATTTGATACTAGTGTTACAGACATAAATGACAGTAGTGTTGCTAACGGTGTTTATGAAACAGGCACTTTATCAGTACCACCCAACAGTACTGCTATTGTTTCTTCTAGTCTTAATGTAACTGCTGGTACAGGTAATAATCAAGGTATTAAACTTCGTCACGCAGATTTTACAGCAGATTCGGATTCGTTAGTTATAAATCCAGACACAGCAAATATGGATGAAATATCAGCTGTTTTTGAAGTACCAGTTAACGCTAGTAGTCAGATAGATTACTCAGTCCGTACTGATGCAACTACAACTTCACTTAACGTAAAATCTAAGGGTGCTATAGATCACGGGAGGGATAATCCATAATGATAATTTCAATATTTGATAATACAACAGGTAAGTTTTTACAATCTGGTCATGCTAAATATGACAAAGATAGTGATACATACACAGGTAAAGATCCTAAGACAGATAGCCTTATACAGGATAACATAGTTTTAAAGGGGCAGTATGGCCCTGATAAAATGGTAGATAACTTGGGTAGAATACAAGATGATCCTGACTATACAGCAACACAGAATGCTAAAGCCGCTAGAAAACAGAATCAAAAAGATGCTCAAGCAGAGATAGAAGTAGCTTCTGATACTTTCTTAGACCCTAAAACAAATAAACTTTTAGACGCAGAAGTCAATGAGATACTATTAACAATATTAAAAAGACTTAGGTAATGCAAGCACAGAAACTAATATTCAACCCTGAAGGACATCCTGCAATACAGGGTGCTTCGCAGACTGCTATCAATATGTATAGGATAGCTAGTCCTTTAATGAAAAATGAGCAGATGTGGAGTGATACTCCGGGATGGACTAAATATGCTTCACTAGGTAAAGGGGAAATAAGGGGAGGAAGTAGGTTCAGTAAGTACGGTAACTCAGTAATAGTATCAGGTAATGCTGTGTTTACTGTAGGTATGGGTGGTGCTCTAGCTCAAGTGGGCAGCTTAGATACAGAGGTGGGTCATGTAAGTGTGGCTGAGAATGGTATTGAAGTTATGCTTGCAGATGGTAACGCTATGTGGCGTTACGATGGTACTAGCTTTGCTAAAGTTACTATGCCTTTTACTAATCCACCCACTAGGGTTATCTTCCATGAAGGGTTCTTTATTTCATTTGAACCTGACACAGGTAACTTCTATATATCAGATAGCTTTGATGGCTTAACATGGAATGCATTACAGTTTGCTAACGCTCAGGAGAAACCTGACTTATTAAAAGAGATTGCATCTGATAGAGTACTATGGTTGTTTGGTGAGTCAACTGCACAGGCGTATGATAATACAGGTGCTACCTTTCCGTTCACACCTAACTATCAGGGACGTATGTTATACGGCATACGAGGTAGAACACAGGCACAGTTAGGTAACACTACATACTTCTTAGGTACATCAGCTAATGGTGGCATAGGTGTGTGGAGAAGTAAGGGTTACGTACCTGAACCTGTATCAACTCCGGGGTTTGAAACCCTGTGGTCTAGCTTTGATGACTTAGATGAAGCATATGCTATGGCTGTGTCATACGAGCGTAGGGAGTGGTACGTTATTACATTTCCTAGGACAAGAAGGACTTTTGTACTAGACATTGAAACAGGTTGGTTTGAATGGACTGTGTTTGATACGTCTGATAGTTCCTTTGATAGACATCCTGCAACTATGTTTATCTACTTTGATGATAAGAATATCTTTGGTGATCGTAACGGTGACCTATGGTACTTAGATGGTACTACTACTAAACAGGGTGATGCTTTACAAGTAAGAGAGTTTACTACACAAGTATTCCATGATACTAATGAACGTATAGGTATAGCAAGATTGTGGATAGACATGCAGGTAGGTGACCATGACCCTACAGTGACGCCTAACATTATGTTGCAGGTATCGAGGGACGGTGGTAAATCTTTTGGTAACTGGCTTCAGAGGGACTTAGGTGAGGCTGGAGAGTATGAGAGAAGAGCATGGTGGGCGAGGTTAGGATCAGGATTTAATATGGTATTTAAAGTTAGAGTAATGGACGACTATCGTTGGAGAGTATTTGGAGGAGGCTTAGAATAATGGCAGATCCTTTTGACAAACCACCAAAGATGTTACCTAGCATTAACCCCGAGACAGGTAACATAGAACTTACCGCAGAAGAACTTGGTGAGCTACTAAGATGGCTAGAAAGATTCCAAGCATATGTTGAAACAAATTTACCATAGGAAAATAATATGGCTGTTGATATACAGAAACTACTAA